ATGTCTCTTAGTATAGACGTTACCAGTCTTCCTTCAATAACTTCAAGCATTTATAAAAATGAATCATCTCCTGCATCGTCAACTCTTTCTGGAAAATCTATTGGTAGGAACGAACAATATGTATCTGCGGACGCTGACGCCTTCAGTAAATATATGTTGTCAAGATCTCCAGAAGATATCGGACCATCTGATTCAGCATCAAACGATCCACTCACCAGTTTCTCGATTAAATCGAATGCAGTTAAGACAAATGCAGATGCTGGTGTATCTATGGACTCATCAACACAATCACGACCTTCAAGCAGCGTTGGATGTGATCAAGTCGATTTTAGTTTGAGTAAAGGCGTTAAAATTAGTGCTAATTTAGATTCGAACTTATCTATTTCGACAGAAGTAAAAGAACCAAAATTGAAAGCTGAGAAGAAAAGTAGAAAGCACTACCCTAGAATAGAAGCTGAATCAGATTCTGAAGAGTTCGTCCTTGATGATTCGGACAGCGACGACGGAAAGTGTAAAAATTGTAAGTATAAAAAGAAATATTTTGCTTTAAGACTCAAAATGAAAAAAGTTGCCATTCAATTGATCGAAGATGTGTGA